CATGAGCTCGCCTTAGTCGTCTCTCAACTGCTGCTCGGCACGCAATCGGCACTAGAGGCACTGGACGCTATGCCTCTGAGGATGAGGCAGCGTTACCTACAGAAGCGAGACGAATACCTTAAACCGAAAGTTGGGCGTCCCTGGGCGTCCTAATATCCATCATGATGAAATTGGCAAGGCAAGCCCGCCAGCCTGGAAAACTTGAGGCTTGCCCATTCAGCAAGGAGTACACCTCGCCATGCTCATTGTAGCATCACATGGACTCTTTGCCAAAAACAAGGAGTACAGACCGTGAACAGAAGCAAACTTTTAGCAATCCTCTTATTGTGCATCGTGGCCTACGTCGCTTTGCAGCCTGGAATGATGGCACAAGTTACACAAGCATTCTCACATGCTTCCCAAGCATCACAATCGCTCAACACGAGCATAGCTCCAATAACTGGCGGAAACGTAGATTACAGCGTGCTTGGCAAGCCGACCATCACAGCTGCACGCATCGACACCATTCTGCGGGATGCACATTCACCTGCACAAGGGACTGGTGAGGCGATGTATGCGTATGGCGTGCGATACGGTATAGACCCTGTGTTTGCACTGGCCTTTTTTCAGCATGAAAGCACCTTTGGGCGCAACGGTATTGCGGCAACGAATTTAGGGCTAGGAAACATCCGATGCTCACAAGGATTCGTATGCATCAATGGATTTAGAGCATACAGCAGCTGGGGCGCAGGGTACGCAGATTGGTACAAGCTGATTCGGTATCAATATGTGAACGCTTGGAAACTCTTGACGGTTGAGCAGATCGTACCAGTCTACGCGCCATCAGCAGATCGTAACAATCCTACTCAATATATCGCGTCAGTCGAATCAGCAGTAGCTATGTGGAGAGGTCAGAAATAATGGAACATCCTGATAAGAACGTCGTATTGTACTTCACTCCGTCTTTACCTTGCGACAAGTGCGCACGCGCCACAAATGTAGGATACTTTACTCAGTGGAACGCAGGGATGCAAGTCGAGTGCTGGGAACACGGCTATGTAGATTTTGTGGCACGCGAAGAGAGACCCACACAATACGAAATTACTGAGAAGTATAATAGTATTGTGCGTTTCGTTATAGGGAAAAAAGACGGTTATGGCTCTTGTATTGTCATTGGCGCATTTCCTCTTGATTCCGTTCCTGGTTACACTGAACAGTCAGAACGCGAATACTTTGATAGCGATGAAGAGTACATTCAGCAAGCAACGGGTATGGAACCCATAGCGCACTTGGTCCGCTATGAAGACGAAGAAGGTAGCACGACAGAGTTTTATGCGGTGTGGTCAATCATCTGGCATGAGTTCACGTTATATGGAGACAACAATAGTAGAGAAAGCGAGTAGTAGCACATGACGAACTTGAACAATGCATCAGACCTTGAAAGCCTCTACGGTCCCCTATATAAGTTCTCAGATGCGAAACGTGGCGATACTATCCGTTTTCGTGATAGCGAATTTGGTATCATCGAAGGTGTTGTACTTTGGGTCATTGGACCTGGTCCCATTGCAGCAACGGATATGCCTGCTTACTACATCGTAGACGCGAAGGGTGATTTTCCTGAGACTGTGTTTCCATCGGATGTGATAGCATCGCGTCCAGGCGACGAACCGACATTACAGAAGTGTCCGTACTGCAATGGCTTACACCCAGCCGGGCAAGTGAAATCCTGCCCACTCAATCCGAACAAGAGAGGTGGCGACGGTTTACCTCTCACCTCTCGTAACAATTCACATCCTGACGAAAATCGCTGGGATGAGGAATTGTATGATGAGATCGAGCAGGCAGAAAGCGATAACTAAGCAGATCGTCAAAGCGTGGTTTCCATTGCGGAGGCCACGCTTTTTTGTTGCCATGCTATCAGCAATCGTAACCGTTCGCGGGCCATTCCTGGCTGTTACGATTGCCCTAGACCGGAGCGAACATATAGGGCAAGTTGTGTTAGGTTTGTAGCATGATTGTCTACAAGGGTTACGATTGCCCTAGACCGGAGCGAACATATAGGGGGCTGCCTCATACATCTCTCTGAATATGCCATACACCTTATGCCCTGCTATCCGCACATCGACTACAGAGAGATATCTACCTAGATCGTCATAGAGCATCATGCCAATAAGCGAATCGGCTGCAATGCTGACAGACGTTTCACCCATAAGAGGCGAGCAGGTGAGTAACAACTTTTCACCACGTCGCGCTCGTGTCGTCGCAGTTCCTGTTGTGGATCGCGCTTTCCTCTTAGCTGTCTTCTTCTTTTTGCTCGTGCTGGGTGAGCTGCGCCCCTTGATGGTAGATTTTCGTGGGAGAGGTGACATATTATGACGCTTTGTCAGATCGTCGCGTGTACGCTCGTTTCTTCCTTGCCCCTTTTTGCCCCTCGGCGCGGATCTGCTTTTTGAGATACGCCTGGATAGCATCTTCTGTAAACTTCCAACGGCGCATAATCAGCATACCCTCTAATTCACCAGAATATAAAAGATTGTGAACGCTTCTTTCTGAGATTTTCAGTCTGTCAGAGACTTCTTTTAACGTCAGTAATTGCGGTTCCACTTGTTCATTGTCTGTCATACTAGGCTACTCCTATCGTTAGTGTGTCTGTAGTATACCAGAATGTTTCATGTCAGTACATCCCCTTGCAATGCATTGAGTTGCAAACTTGACATGTGTGATATGCTGTTAAGGACTTATGAATAAGTTCTTAACTAACAATAGAGGGGATTGTGAGCTATGACTGCGACAAGGCAACGGAAGAAAAAACAGCTTGAAGACGCTCAACGAGCCATGCGAGCTATCATTTATCTCCGGGTGAGTACCGATGAACAAAGTAAACACGGACGCGGTTTAGATGCCCAGCGCGATTTATGCATAACCTATGCAGCACAACAGGGGTATGAGGTGGTGAAGATTGTTACCGACGATGGGTTATCAGGCAAGTTACCTATGAGCAAAAGGCCCGGACTCAAAGAGGCTATCACAATGGGCATTGCTGGGGAGATCGACGTAGTTGTGACGTATGCCCAAGACCGCTATGCACGAAATACGGGTGTATGGGCTGAGGTGAGAGATGTAGCCATTGCTGCAAAGTTTCGCCTGGAAACCGTGAAAGAGAATCGCAACCTTGCCGACAAGCAAGAGCGGTTTATGGGCAATATCACGGCGGCTGTATCTGAACAGGAAGCAGAGAACATTGCAGCGCGTCTCTATGGAGGCCGACGCGAACGAAGCAAGATAGATGGGCGTGGGAGTGGTTTCTTGCCTCATGGTTTCCGCAAGATTGTAGAGACGGTCAATAATCAGATTGTTGAACGCATCGAGATTGACCTGGAAGCACAAAAGGCAATCCGTACCATGCTCGCCGCTCGTGATGCTGGGAAGACGTATGAGCAGATAGCCGATATCATGACCCAGCGCAAATATGAGAAACCACGCGGCGGTCATGTGTGGTCATTTGGCAACGTACAACAATTATTGCAGCATGAGGAATTGTATAGAACAGGGATACGGACGTGGGACGATGTGAAATCGTTGGAACGTTGGCCCATCATTTACCCTACTTCCTCTACTACAGCAATCGTAACAGCCAGGCCCAGCTCGCGAGCGGTTACGATTGCGGTATCGTAGACAAGCTGGGGCCATTTTGCTATCATGCTCAGAGAAATTGTTACATACCGGCTCGTTCCGTTCCAACGATTGAAGACGACCAGGCGCACAATTTCATGTCGATGAAGTGAGAACGTGCTAGAACCAAGCTAGTGCGTTTTTGCGTTTATAGACACATGTTCTAGTTTCTGTTATACTTGAGGTAAGCAAAGAGTTTGTATCGTATTGCTCTTTGCCTGTGCCAACGTCAGTGAGCGAGGAGGCACGCTAGCCCCTACTAGTGTGCCTTTCCTTCCTACGCATGGCGCAACACACACTTAACTACCATAGGGGTGAGTGTAAGCCAATTGTAGGCTTGTGCTCAATTTTCATTTTTGGAAGGATTACTGACATATGGCTATGGATTTTGGCACACAAGAACGCTATCAGCAGCTCGTACAAGAGCAGGCACAACAGACACCATTGACCGCGCAGGATGTACGGGACGCAAGGGAAGCGTATCACACTGCAATGGAACGAGCAGGGGCCGCACAAGGCACCATCAACTATCCAGAACTCGCACAAACTGAATTGGACGCGAAGGCCACGTATGACGATGTGATGAGACGTGGTGGACACTTAGAGGGCATAGAACGCGAACAGCAACGCCAGGCACAACTTGACAAGGACCGCGAACAGGCACAACTTGAGTTGTCAGCACAGAAAGAAGCGATTGCGAAAGCCGATGCTCGCACAAAGTACCTCGCTGCAGGCGGGTTGCCTGATGCATTCGATTCCGCATGGCCGGGTATGTGGTCGAATTTGCTTCGTCACTCGACCATGAACGCGATGCAGATCGACCATGACGATCAGGTAACGAAGCTCCGTAAGAGTGGTCTATACAACCTGTAGGAATGAGGCAAGGTATGAGCACAACACTACCTGCTAGTGTGAAGACACTCTACTCTCTTCCAGGTGATGAATGGAAGGTTGTCTGTGATGCAATGGCATACGGCGCATGGTTCGCACTGCATGATGAGCGAACGCACACACGCAACGAAGGACAAATATTCGGCGTGTCTCGCAAGCTCATAGAGGAGCGATACCGACGTTACTTACAGCAGGGCCGTATACTCATGAACGATTTTCATCTGTTCATGCACTACTTCCAGCCCAACTTCCGCGACTGCTATCAATCCGTTCTCACACTCTCCGACGACGAGTACACCGCGACAAAAACGATGATGCAAGTAACGTTCGGGGATAGCACACGCTTACAAGTTGAGCAGTACAGACGCATCTATGGAGATCGCGCCCAGCACATCATCACCAAAGAGCATAACCGCTTTATGCTGTAGGCTATCACCATCGTAGGAAGTGAACAAGAATGAGCAGTTTTGAACAGGATAACGAGAAATTAACTCCTAAGCAAAACACGCTCATCCTTGCACTACTCTCACGTCCCACGATTGCAGAAGCGGCACAGGACGCCAACGTGCCTGACTCAACCGCACGCCGTTGGTTACGCTTGCCACACGTCCAGGATGCGTACAAACAGGCACAACAAGAGGTATTCGACTCCGCAATGCTCCAACTCAAAATGAGCACTTTGTACGCGGTAAAGCAGCTGCAGAAAGAAATGCTCTCACTAGAAAATGATGCATCGGTTCGTGTGCGTGCTGCAACGGTACTCCTCACCAAAGGAGTAGAGCAGTCGCAAGGTGTCCAACTCAAACAGGTGTTGCAAGAAACGCTTGCACGTCTCGACAAAGAGCAAGCATAACATGAGCTACGCACAAATGCTTGCACAGTTGGAACGAGCCATTGCGAAACACCCCCCACTCGACACTACACATGATGAGCCAGTACCAACGCTCTATGAGTTTGTCAAAATGGCCTGGCACATCATAGAGCCGAACACGCCATTTGTGGACGGTTCCCACATAGAAGCCCTCTGCTTTCATTTAGAAGCCGTCACCTACGGCAAAGTGAAACGACTCTTAATCAACATGCCACCGCGACACGCGAAAAGTTTGATTGTATCGGTATTCTGGACGGTGTGGCAATGGCTTATCAATCCTTCACATCGTTGGTTGTGCGCGTCCTATGCGCTTTCTCTTGCCATTCGTGATAATGTAAAGTGCCGACGCCTTGTACAATCAGACTGGTTCCAAGAGCGTTGGGGCTATAAGTTTCGGCTCCAAAAAGATCAAAATGCAAAATTGAAATTTGAGAACACGAAGGGTGGCTATCGACAAGCAATCTCGACAGGTTCAGCAGCTACCGGAGAGGGTGCAGAGTTCTTGCTAGTGGATGATTTACACGCAATCGACGACAAGGAAAGCGACGTAAAGCGTGAAGGCGCGTTAGATTGGTTCATCAACACATTCAGCACTCGTTTGAACGATAAGCGCACAGGCGCGATTGTGGTCGTGGGGCAGCGCATACATGCCAACGATATAAGCGGCTACATTCTCAGTGGCGAAACAGGCGAAGAGTGGACACATTGCAACCTTCCGGCAGAATTTGAAGAGGCGAATCCAAACCGTTCTATTGTGAATGGTGAAGAGATTTGGCACGATTGGCGCGAAGTGGAAGGCGATCTGCTCTGGGAAGCGCGATTCGATGCTGATATTCTCGCACATGCTAAGAAGCTTCACGGCGCGATAGGCTATGCTGCACTCTATCAACAACGTCCGGTCCCAGCTGGTGGAGCAACATTCAGACAAGAATGGTTTCGCTACTTTGTCGAGAATGAGACGTGGTACGATCTGCTTACTCCTATGGGAGATCGGCGCGTCTTCAAGCGTGATTGCAACCTCATCACAACCGTTGACCTTGCCATATCACAAAAACAGACGGCAGACTGGACGGTTATCTCGACATGGGCCGTGTCGCCGGACAATGACGCAATTTTGGTAGATCGCATCCGGGGACGCTTCGACAATCCAACGCAGATCAAGCAACTCGCCTTGTGCAACCAAAAACATCAGCCAGATTACTTCTTAATTGAGAGTGTTGCGTACCAATTAGCAGTCATTCAACAGGCACGCAACCAGGGCTTGCCAGTGCAAGAGTTCAGGCCAACAAAGGACAAGGTTTCACGCGCCGCTACAGCGTCTGTCATGTACGAAGGTTCTAAAGTATGGCACCCACGCGGCGCGTCCTGGTTGCCAGAATGGGAAGATGAGTTGCTACAATTCCCACGAGGCGCGAAGGATGACCAGGTAGATACCGCTTCCATGATTTGCGGTCATATCGCGTCAGGCGCGACAGAAGGCATCTCCGACGAAGCATATCAAGTGCTAAAAGACTTCTATGTGGGCAATTCAGCATGGCGATAACCAGGGCTGCAAGTTCGTAGAGAACGGACACGCTCAAATCGGCAATAATTGCCGATTTGTCTTCCAAATCTTGCCGCGTTACACCGTCCAACCGTCAGCATCAGGCAGTGCAACCCCATTCTTGTGCAACATCAAATGGTTGACGTTATCACGCAGGGATATCGCATAAAAGTTTGTATATGTGTTCTGTATCAGCATCGCGCCGTGTCGTCAGTGCAACCTTACGCTTCCCTTGCCCACGCGACACCTTATTCTCTTCTATTGGCTGCAATGTGGAGGCCATGATACGCCCTGTAGTACGCATTGCTGTACCAGGACGGCAATACTCGCATCCTTGCATCACAGCACCGTAGGCACGCCAGAAACGTCTACCGCAACCGCCACTATCCGCATCACAGATGTATTCAACATCTGACGGCGTGATGAGGCCGACATACTCACTCTGCAGCTGCTCGTTCTTGCTCATTATGCAGCATCCCTTCTGCTCTCACTGACAACCAGGCTCTTGTCGAGTCGCACGCACACGCGACATACTCCGGTGTTCGTTCGCCAGTGCCGACTATGCAGATCGCGCGAAGGACATACGGCCTTATCACACCGGCTCATGAGCCTGTATAACATGGCGTTGTGCTTGAAGAATGCTCTATGTAGCGAGATCGGGAGCTTGCATTGTGGACTCCATATTTCGACTCGACATGATTCGTCCGCAACCAGGATGAGACGACGCAACGCGATTTCTGCTAAGAGCGAGTCGAGAGAGTGCAGCCGTGTTGGACGCGCTGCACTCGTGACCATCGTTTTCTGTTTGTTCATTATGCAACTCTCCTTGCAAGGTATGCTTTGATAGCATCAGCATATAAGTTGACCTGTTCAACAATGAGCATGTAATCAGCATCGGACGTGCTTTCAGGGACACCGATAACAATAAAATCATCTTCACGGATGCGGAGCGTATGACCAGGCTTTGAGAGAAAAGTTTCTATAAAATGCAGGGCTTCACGGCTTGCGTGTAGTTGCGTTGGACTACCCGCAGCATCACCAACTGCTGAATTGTCTATAACATGGCTTGTAGAGACACTTGACGAAGTATTTACGTGTGCGTCTGTTCGCGCTTGCGTGTAGTTGCGTGTAGTTTGCGCGTCCATAGCCATATCGTGAATATCTTTTGTATCATCACTCTTTAGAGAGTTATTTTCAAAGTCGTTAGAGACACCAGAGCTACACGCAACTACACGCAAGACTTGCCATGAGTTGATTCGAGTATGTTTATCTTTGGTAAATTCAATACGAATATTATGCTCGCCGTATGGTGTCTTAACTCGCTTCTCAAGCCATTTTGAGAGCTTTCTATCAAATGATGTTGGCTTGTCTTGGAGAGCCTCTTTTAGTTCTGTTGGCAAGGTTTCAGCTAGTATCTTTGCGTGTAGTTGTTTGGGACTACCAGCATCACTACACGCAACCTCAGTAAGAGTGTCTTTAATGGTAGTTGCAACTGTTTTTGACAATACTAAGTTGCTTCCAAAGCATTGTTGCCAAGCCAGAAGAAATGCTTCGCATTCGCCTTCCTCAACATTCGACTCTGCTTTAAGTTCTGCGCGATTGCCTTGAAAGCCTTCAATGCCGACATATTCGAGAATGCCACCAATAGCCTTAGCCCACTTAGAAAAGTTTCCGATGTTTGGCACATTCTTAGGTTTCGGTTTTCCTGCGACAATCCACGCTCGTGCTATTGTGAGCAGAGCCGCAACTAATTGTGGTCTGTTGTTGAATGTCCATTCCTCTAAATCTTTTATCTCGAAGTCGTCGCGTTCGTCAGGATTAGAAACAGGTGAGACTAAGCGTATGCGGTAACAGCGACGTGCTAAATCTCCACCCAGCTGTAGATTGTTGCCTGTTGCTATCCATGTAGCACTGTTGAGCACTTTAAGATTTGTTGATGTTCCTAGCGGTCTGACTTCTTTATGTGAAGTGGTGAGAATGAGCTCAAGTGTTGCTGAATCAAGTTTACGCGTGATGTTGTCTATCACAAACATGGTGGAACCTTTAAGGAGCTTTGCATCAATGCGCTTCTCTAATTCCTCATCACGGTTTGGCAAGCCAATAGGTACAGCGCGTTCGCCTGTTGCCAGAATAGAAAAGTAGTTGGTGAGCTTGCCTTTACCCGTTCCTTGTTTCGTTGCATCGACAAGTCCCATTTGTACATCACTAGGGATACAATGTCTGATGATGGGGGTAAATGGAGTTGCAAAGGTGTTTGCAAAATCGGCTTGACTCTCATAAGGGAATTGGTGTATGCCTTTACGCAAGAGTGCTGAGGCCCGTTGCACATCCTCTTTTGTAGGATTGAGAGGAACAAAGCATTTATCCATATTCGCGCCTGGAACATAGTATAAGCGTGTCGCATCGTCATATCCTGCCTTATTTAAGATGGTGCCATCAGGTCTGAGTACGGGAGTTTCGACAATAGCATTCAAAACCTTGAAAGGCCATTGGTGCGGAGCGAGTGCTAGAATTTCCTCTACAATAGATTGTGGTACAGATGTTGCTACAGGTACATATTCATCATCTGTACCAGCAACTTTCTTCATGCGGTAAAAATCAGCGGCATCCGTGAGTAGGTTTTTGAGTTCATGAACTCTTACCTGCCTAGTGAATCCGCGTCCATCGGTCTCTTTACCGATACTCACTAAGCTGTTAATTTGTACAAACAAAGTAGGGTTGACGCTGTTAGCTATTTCTAGGGCTTTTATACATGCGTCTCTGGTAACTCTATCTTGCTCACCTAGAAAAATTTCAGGACGCGCAGCCTCTGTTTGGTGTGATTGGTGAGGACGTTCTGCCGATGTAGACGTGCGTTGTGTGCGTTCGCCGCGTTCCCAAGCCGCTGTCTTTTCGAGGTATTCAGGTTCTATATGCCCTCTGAATGTTTGCCAATCATTGCCCTTGCAACTATCGTGCAAGCATCTATGCCCTAATGAGTCAGGATACCAGAATACAGCTGCATCTTTGCCGACGTGATCGGCATTAAACATGCAATTTTCAAGTGGCAACTTGAAACCATTATTATACTTTTCAGGAGTCTTATAGCCTATACCGTGTCCACTAAGCCACGCTTCAAGCCCTGCGAGTGTAGCAAATTGGTTCTCACCTTTTGCTGATTGCGTACTTTTCGCCTGTGGAGGTGTTTCCTGCTTCGGATCTGCTTCTACGATAGGAGTAAGCATATTAGCCACATACTCTAATTGTTCGTGTGATACTGCCTCTAAAACATCAGGTTTAGAAAGAATTGCCGACATGCGATGAGGCCGCCCATATTCAGGAGAATCATATCCTTTACATGCAAGTGTGCCGTACAGTTTGAAGATGCGAGCAGGGTTATAGATGGAAGTGTCAATCTTTACCGTGCCATCAGCAAATTTCTTGTTTAATCCTACCAGGATACGTTCAATAAGCGTAGCATTCTCAACAGGTTCGTCTATCGCAAATCTTAGATGTCCACCATTCCCACTATCAGCACGAACGGGCTGAGGCCAGCCACAATCTTGTGTAAGGAATGTTTCAATCTGTGCTACAGTCTGTAAAGCCTGTTCATGCTGCTCATTGGTAGAGGACATGTTGGTTTCGTCGTTGGCATCGGCATCAATTGGTAGACTGATAAGCTGTTTAATTTGGTCGTCTTTAGTTGCAGTGGTTAAGGTTACATCAAAGGTGTTCTTTGCCTTTGCGATGTAGTCGCGTGGAATGCGATTGAGCAGGATATAGAAGCCTGTTGCAGAGTGGATGCGCCGCAATTCTGCCAGAAGTTTATCAACATCGTTGAAGAATCCTATGAGTGATTTGCAGAGCCTTGTCTTTCCTTTATATCCCTCATAGTATATCTCGGCACCCAGGACGCGTATCTCTGTGGTTTCACCTGGAGCTACAAAGTAGGCGAACGTTTCGCGCACAGCCTGCGCGTCATAGAGTTTTGTCGCTACAGTGGTCATAATAGTACTCACATTCTTTTTAGTAGATGAGTGTGAGAAGTGCCTATTGATAGACCACAGAGTATCGTGTACAATGTATCCAGTAACTGTGGTGGTCACAATTGCAAACTCACACGAATACCCTCGCTTGCGACGAGGGTTTTCTTTTGCTCAAAAACAAAAGGACAATAAAAAACGAGCCAAAAAAGTGCAACAAAAACTATGTTGCACTTTTCGGCTCGTTGACATGCTGATAAGTGATCCGCCCTATCAACAGATGTTTTTCGAGATAGCTCAATATTCCAATGCGAGAAGCATTGAGCTGTATGCAGACAGAGTATCATACATGTCAAGGTTATCGCAATCACCTTCATAGGAAAAAATTTCCTTCTGGCCGATACTGATTTTTTTGAATAAGTTCTAAGACTTCGCAGAGGCGATTACGCCACGCTCGTAAATCTTGTTCACATCCCGTATGAGGTATGATACAAGGCATTACTGCATCGTGATCTCCATCTAAAAAGAAGTCTGACTGTAGAGAAGGTTGCGGCTGGTGCCTAGCAGCACCAAATCGCCCTAGGTGCGTGCATAGTCCACACTGCTCAAGATGCCTATGGGGGAAGCTCCATTGCCCTTTGAATACCGAGGTTGTTGGTGGATAGAAGTAAAAGTATTCGGTGCTATTCCCTTGATCGTCAATGAGGTCAAGACGCCAGCGAATGTCAGTCTGATAGAATGCTCCTATATGCCAGAACCATAATGCTGCGACCTCTGGTAAGGCAGTCCCTCTCATTTTTTGATACTGTGTCCTATGTAATGGTTCGCTGTACTCAATCCACATCTGCACCTTCGGCGGAAGAGTTGCGCGTGTTTTGCTATGCTGCTTGCGACGTGGCAGCCAATACGCTTGTATATCCGGGGTGCTTAGGCGGTAGTTATAGGCATGGTCTAGTGCAGTGAGAGTATAGCTGTCCCCAACTGATGCCAGTTGCCTTTGATAGAGTGCTTTTATCTTAAAATCTGCTAGCGTTTGCCCCCATATAGATTCACTTAGCCTCATGTGCTTGCCTCTTCTCGCTTCTGCTCAAGTTTCCACGGCTCGTTTAAGAGCAGTCGCAAGCGTTCCACATCAGCAGCAGCTATATATTTCTTGCGATTGCCTGGGAACTTTGCAGGTTCAATCTTGAGTAACTTTGTCTTGACGTAGACGGTGGAACGGTCCACACCTAATTCTGATGCGGTTTCCTCTATCGTGAAGTATTCCTTCTTTGTTGCAGCCATGTTGTTTTGCTCCTCTATATAACGGTTTATCGTTCTCATCAAAGATAACATAATTCAGACACTTTGTCAACATTCATAAACAGAAAAATAAAATAGTACCATAGTACCAATTTATAAAAATGCTTTATATTCGTCTTAAAATTGTTGACAAAGTGTCTGAATTATGTTATTCTATAAATGTCGAAGGGAAGTCCTAGACGAAATAAAAATCACCACAGAGGAGTCAATCAGATGAAAGAATTAATCAATGCAGCAACCGTCAACCGCGTAACCGACAAGGCAACTGGCAAGTTTCTCGGCTATGGAGTCAAGAGCGATAGCAGTGAGCAATACTACTGCGTGAATTGGAACGATGCACGCAACGAATACAGCTGCAATTGCAAGGCAATCAAGCCATGCAAGCACATTCGCGCCGTTGTGGAAGTCGTCAAGGCTCGCACAGAACTCAAGGCCGTGAACGGCGAGCTTCCTGGGGCATGTGGCAAGGTCGTCAGCAACCGTGAACAGGCAATCGCCGGGGTCGTCACTCGCAATCCACAAGCGTTCGTGAAACCTGAACAGGTCAAGAGCGCGACATACGAGCAAGGGGCGGCACGACTCGCACGAGCACAAGCCAAGACGACACCTGCCAAGTCAACTGTCGCACCATTGAACGGCAATCGCCCGTTCTCGCTGATGCGATAACACAAAAAAGCGGTCCAGACTGTTCTAGCAACCTGGACCGCCACGAACCTTTTACTGTTGTTTACACCACAAGGATTCACTGAGGAGTATACCACGATGGAAACCACAAAAGTATTGATGATCGCCACTGAGACGCCCTACGCACGTCTCGCCCTCGTTGTGGATGTCGAGTTCAAAGAACATACGGACGGTCATCCCTTCTGTTTTGACCCGCTCTGCTTCTGTAAGGAAACCATAGACCCATCTACCGGAGAGACAACCGACTACTACCTAGAACATATCCGCATCCCCTATCAGGCCGGATTGTTGTCGAGAGATGAGAAGGAACGCATCTACAACGGCTGGCACATCTAACGAGCGTGCGTGTCAGGGCTTGCATATAGCGGCCCTGGTATTGCTCATGAGAGAGGAAATACGCACGATGGGCAAGCTAAAAAATCCTGAGTATGCCACGATGACACCGGAGCAAAAAGCGGATTACTTGCGAGATGCACGACGACGCGGAGGCCGGACACGCTGTACACAAGAGTCGATGCAAGAGGCGCGATCACGCGGATTTTGGAGCACGATGGAAACACATCCATTCTTTGCGATGAAGTATCTTAAGCGTCGTATCAACGCACAAGCGCGTGTGAGACGCATACAATCCGTGTTGGCAACACGCCCCCTACGCAAACGACGACCTATGTAACCGACCTGGACGCCTTGCCACATGGTGAGGCGTCCCATTTGTATGCTATGTAGGACATGTGACATACTTGGCATATGTCCTATATTTATGCAGTAAAGGAGATGTGATGAAAACTATCGCTGTCTGCAATCAAAAGGGAGGTGTAGGCAAGACCGCTATTTCGATAAACCTAGCGGCTGCACTTGCCGAACGTGACACGGTATTGTTAGTGGACTTTGACCCGCAAGGCCACGCTACCGAAGGTGTTGGAGCGAAGGACTTGTACACGAAGGATAGCCCTTCACTCTACGATGGATTGCTGCATCCAAAGACAAAAGTTGATGACCTGGTACACGAAGTCCCCAACGAACGCTTTTATCTGATACCATCACACTTCCAAATGATGTTGGCGGAGCAGGCTCTGAATCCTGTTCGTGGGCGTGAATTTCGTCTCAAGTCGCTACTCGATGGGTTAGGCGATGCGTTTGATTGGGTAATACTTGATTGCCCTCCAAACTTAGGCATTTTGACAGACAATGCAATCTATGCAGCTCGTCGGCTCGTCATTCCTGTACAGGCAGAGCAAACAAGTATGCGTGCTCTTGATCTACTCTTTGATCAAATCGATTCGATAGAAGAGGGCCTCCAGGTGAAAACACAGATTTTGGCTGTAGTTCCCAACTTAGTACAAGACTCTGGACTCTCGAAGCGTATCCTTGCAGACTTACATTCTATAGCCCCGGACGTAACGCCTTTTGCTATCCGCAAGCGCGTTGTGCTGCAAGAGGCATATGAGCAAGGGCATAGTATTTTTACTTATGAAGGTGATCGCACAAAAGCACCTGCTATAGCTGAATTGCGTATGCTGTTCAATCAGCTTGCCGATATTGTTCGTGAGAGGAGCAAGTAACATCATGGCAGAAGAGAGAAGCAAGAGATTACAGGAAAGATTCAGCACACATAACAAGAAAGCTGAATCGAAGCAAAGCGCGAAGAATGTAGATCGTGGTCGTCATAGTCTCTATCTCGACAAAGCACTGGTAGGTTTGTTGGATAATGCGTACAAAGTTGCGGCACACAACCTCTATCCTGCTGAAATAGATAAAGCAACGTTTATGGAAGCGTGTCTCACCTATGCGCTAAGCCACTTAGAAGATATTCAAGCCTCACTTTCTGCTGAACAGCCTCCACAAAACGAGCAGTAACATATATCATATCTATCCTACATAGCGTACATATCATGCTTGTACGCTATGTATCATCAATGCTTTAATCAATATGATGTATGTCCTACATATCCTCAATATCATACTTATATACTTTATGACACATATGATACTTAGAACAAAAGTACAAAGTATCATATATCCTACATATCTTTACTGTCCTACATATCATATATGTAGCGTTTGTGACACATTGCCACGATTAACGAGAAGTGGCCTCTTTGATGCTGAGACACATCGTAGTAGGCCACTTCGTAGATTTGGCTCTCAACGCGAAAACGGGCTATTTCTACCTTTTCGTCGCTCGTTCTATCTGAACCTTAAACCACTGGTCTAATTGCCTCCATTGGTCCTCTGAAATGTCCTGATATCGTGGAACGCTAAAAGCTATGTAGAGGTCGCTATAGATAGTTGATGGATGCTTGCCTGTAGCTTTGCTTAATTGCTGCACATACGTTTTTGTTTGCTGTTGATGTGCAGGAGTTAATGTTTGCGGTCCCAGCCGCTCTAAAATCTCTGGTATGAGTCCGGTCATTGCTTCCACACCTTCAAGGCGACTCTCGATACCGCCGCGCCATTGTTCAACGTCCATTTGCCAATCGGTAAAGGCTACCATGCGTGCATGATATTCGCGCCATTCGGCAAGCGGAGCATCTTGTGCTGGGCGTGCAGGTTGCGTTATTGGCTCCGATGGCACAATATCGGTAGCACCTGGAAGCGTTTTTTGTGTTTGCGCCCAAGCATAGAGTACGTCTACAACTTCTCTTTGATAGCGGATAATGTCAGGCCGTATCTCTGCACGCACACGTTTGGGGTCAATACCTGCTAGCCAGAATGGAACAGCATGTAGTACAAGAGTTGGTGCAATTTGTGGGCCTCCCTCAGTTTCGATGCGTGTGTAAACGAGGTCGTCAGCAATTGCCTCAGTACGTCGGATTCGTAGAACTTGTGCGCTGGATACCAGTTGTAAGTTATCGCAAATGGAGCGCAATACGACGCCTGGACGACCATCAGGGAGACGTACTACAACAATAGGCTTGCCATAGAAAGTAAGCGTTTTCTGCTCAATAGGGATAAGCTCTTGCTCTTCGCTCAAAATATCACCTCTTTTTCAAAGGGGTAATCATCATGATTACCCCTTAGCCTCTACAATAAACGTAGTTACTTTGTGCTGTATGCCATAATATCATAAATGCTGTTATGTTTCTCGTATGAGCTTCGTTCATATATCATAGAGCAATCTTACATTACCTTGTGGTTTTCCTACGAAAACGCTTGTATTATCTTACGGAATAGTGTATAACTATCTTAGGCGCGTCAAAGGAGTATCGAATCATGACACTTGAGGAGTATCGAACACAATACGGCTGGTCTGTTTCTGAAATGGCACGTAGGGCGAACATGGATTATGCCACACTCAAGAAGGCCATTGATGGAGAAAGTGTTTCTGCAAGGACTGCAAGGGCATTAGCTCAATTTCTAAGCAAAGAAACTGGTACTACCGTACATATCAATGACATTCAAGGATTAAACGTCAACTTCTGAGACGCATGTTCTCTGTAGCAAGCAAAAACCGCGTTCCCACCTTAGTTTCGCAGACGCAAGTAAAGAACACGGCAATGCAGCACCCGTAGTTAGTTCAACATTAGGGCTTGTATACATTATACAGGCCATGTAACGAGTTCACAAGCGTAAGGAGCTTAGAATCATGGCAACAAGTAGCAACATTGTAAACCTCAATGGTAAGCAAATGGCAATGGCACCACGCGAAGAAGACCTCGCAGACTTAGAGGCCATGCGCCGCGACATGCAGAACCGCATTGATGAGGCACGCGACAATGGGCGTATCTTCATGATGCAAGAATATGTGCAGATACTTGCACACCTCACCTCGAAGATAAACCGCATCCAGGCACGCTTCAACCGTGAAACGCTCGCCAGTATGCGCAAGGATCACCGCAATCTCAAAGCAGAGGCACGCGCCGCTCTTGCTGATGCTGACGAAGCATAGACGCATACACACGGTCATAGAAGCGTCATACTGTTATGTCGCTTCTATGCCTCTCTTGCGACGGTGCTATGACGATGGAATGACGTTCTAGGCGCGTTCACAACCTCTCGTAAATTCGACTTTTTGAACGTTTCTCAGACTTCACACAAAGGAAAATAATTGTATGGCTAGTCTCCTCGATGGATTGACCAACGCCTTAAACAAGGTGATTGATCGCACATTGCAGAATGAAGACAACACGAACACTACGCAGCCGGACACGCAAGCAACACCGGCTGCAAGTAATCAGGATGATACGACAACCAACACTGATATTGTGCCTGCTACGAATACAACACCCGTTGCTCAAGGCGAGGCTGTACAAGGCACGTTCATAGATGCATCATTACCGCAACAAAGTATGAGCAACGCAGCTGCACAAACACGCGAATTTCAGAAGGTCGTGAATAGCTTTGATGAGGATAAGCAAGGCGTCCTGGCAAGTCTCACAGAGAAGTTATATACCTTGCTTGCGTATACCGTGCCACCAATAGCGGCGTATGGAGTAGGGGCCGCTATCGGTGATGCGTTCTCAGGACCGTTCACTCTCTCTAGTTCTTACTCAGTTTCGATGCATGTAATCAGCGTAGGGCTAGAATTGCTGTTACCGGCTCTTGGCTTTGCCGTCGTAACACAGTTCAAACGAGCATTGAAGGAACGTTCGCAGATGCCTATGTTCATCATTCTCGGAGTGCTTTTCTTAGTGCTCGGAGTTGGCAATAGCTTTGCTCAACTCTTCTTAATCAATCAGCATGTGAGTACAGGCGATAGTTTACCTGCACAAATTGGCGTCTACTTTCGCGCGTTCGGCCCTATGATAATTGATGTTATCAGTACCATGTACCTCTCAGTTGTGGGCGTGCGTAACCTAAAAAAGTACCTGGCTGATCAGCGCGTGAAGATTGAAGCGGTCAAGGATGTCAATGCCATAAATATTGAACTTGACCAGGCGCATCTAAAAGCGGCTATGGATAAACAGAACGCCATTATGGAGATGCATAGTAAGGCGCAACGTGCGACGACCTGGAACGAAATAGAGGCCATGCAAAGCAAAGCCATGATAGAACAGGCGAAGCGGAACATGGGGCAAGACGGCGAGGGCGGCTCCTACCGCAGGTCAAGATACTAAGGTAGTCCAACACAGTAGATTATAAGGAGTAGATTGTATGCGTGGCATGACAGAAAAACAGAAGAGGGAAGCGGCTGCATACCAGTTTGAGTTACAGGCGTCGAAACTTGATTTTACTGTCATGCAACGCTTAACCAATTATCGGTATGTTGTCCGCGACAATCGCTCCGAAAAAGTGCTCACCTGCATGGTGTTAGCAGAAACGTTTGACTACTACGAATATCGCTTGAACAGAGGAAAGAAGCGTGTAGACCTGCTCGTGGTACAGTTCCACAACGCCGTGGTTCCGGTGCGTGTTCTCTGTTTAAGCGATGATCGCGAGTACGACGAAGGAAAAGCCCCGGAGCTGCACAGAGACAACGCACAACGGCGCAATCGTCATGAGCTCGCCTTAGTCGTCTCTCAACTGCTGCTCGGCACGCAATCGGCACTAGAGGCACTGGACGCTATGCCTCTGAGGATGAGGCAGCGTTACCTACAGAAGCGAGACGAATACCTTAAACCGA